CATATAGTGCTCTAAGTTGTGCTTTAGCTTTAGTTTCACTATCATGGCATCCAACTAATTCGTTTGTACCTTCTTTTACAACAGCATAGCCTTTGCATCCTGCCGCACCCTGCTTAATATTCCATGGCATAATTATTCCTTATCCCAATCAGTATCTACTGGTTGCTCTACTGGCATTTGATCATTTGGCTTTGCGTCTAATCTTGCCCTAACTGCATCAGCTTCTACTTCAGCCTTCAATTCATTAATCTCTAATTCTGATTCAAGTTTTTTATCTGCCTGAGTATTCTTTGCATCTATTTCTTTATTTGCCATCTGTGCTGCCATAACATCCTTAGCACCAGACTGACCAATTAGCAAACCTGCAAGAGTTCCTGTGATAAATGTTGCAACGCTACCAAGAACATTGAAAAACATTTTATCGTTTTCTGATTGTGCTCCAATTGGCTGTGTTACAAATATAAGAGCGTACAAAATTCCTAAAGATGTACACAATAAAATTGTTCCAAGTGTGATGCCAAGAATAAATTTTAGTCTTGCATCAAGATCTTGTGGGGTTAATCTTTCTTTAGCCATTCTTTACCTTTGATTTCTGGTACTCATCCCATACTTCCTGTCCAACTAAATCTCTAGAACAGGTTCCAGTAGTCTCACAAATTGGAGGATTACATTCTGCCTTTTCCCAGTTTGCTGGGTCTTGGCATTCATATCGGAATGAACCATCAAAGTTACACGACGTAACTGTGAAGGCTAGCATTATACTAGCTAATGAGGCACCTAATTTTCTCATGCCTCCATTATATCATTTTACTCTTCTTTTCTTAAAGGGATTGTAGCTAGCCAAATAACCGTAGCAATTAATGTTGCCACGCCAACTACCTGCTGGGCGGTTCCTGTAAGGGTAAGCCAAGCAATAAAAAACCCTAGAAGGGTAAATATTTGGGCTATGCTTTCCTTAATTACTTCCCAGGCATAATTTAAAATAGCCTTTATTATTTTCATTATATCCTCCTAGTCATGGCTGCAGCCACGATATTACTTGCAATAATTACTGGTATGACGACTTCCTGTGCCTTTTCTCTTTGGTCATCTGTCATATCCTTGCCCCATTCTGATGGGCTTAAAACTTTACTTAAATCTATATCTAAAACTGCTCCTATTGGGTCCGCCAAAAATGCTTCTGTCTGTACTTCTGTGGTAGCGTCAGCTAATGTGTAAGGCATGGTGGCGCCTTCTGCTGCTGCTTCCCTATCCTTAAATTCAACAAATGCTGTGGCTAATTCTGGATTAGACTTCATTGCTTCTGCAATTACGGCAACTTCAGTTGCTTTAATGCCAAGGTCTTGTGCGACCTCGATCTTTGCCTCATTTGTTAATGCAACTAATGTCTGGCTAACAGCAGCAACTTGCTCTGGACTCAATGTAACTAATTTATTATCCTTGCTTGTTAAATTAGCTATAACTGAAGTGAGATCTTCTGAAGTTCCAGTTCCTTTTTCTGGAATTAACTCTAGTAACTCTTCATCCTTTATGATAACATTGTCTTGTGATTCTTCAGAAGGTTCAGTCGGAGTTGGCTCTGGTTCAGGAGTTGGCTCTGGATCTATATCCGTTGGCTGAGGTGAAGGCTCTGGTGAAGGCTCTAGAGATGGCTCAGGTTCAGGAGTTGGCTCTGGCGTCGCCTCGTCTGTGGTTTCAGGGCTTGGTTCTGGAGTGGGATCGACTGATTCAGTTTGCTCAGGCGATGGCTCAGGAGAGGGCTCAGGGCTTGGCTCTGGAGTAACCTCTTCTGTTGGCTCTGGGGAAGGTTCTGGCGTTGGTTCTGGCGTTGGCTGGTTAGCAGCAGCAGCAGCGGCTTGTGCTAATGCAGTAGCAATTTCTCTAGCCATTTGCTCATTATAATAGTTCCAAGCATTATCAATAGAATTATTTAAATCTATAATTGATTGATCATATGCATCTATTGTATCTTCTTTATCTTGTAATTTATTTGCTGTGTTTATAATTGCAGCATTATGAGCAGTTGTTTTAGTTGTTAAAGTTTGATTATGAGTTGTTAAAGCTGAATTAGCAGAATTATATTCAGATACTTTAGTGTTACGTATTGCTAATTTAGTATTATAATCTTGTTGTGCAGCCGTTTTTGCTGCCTGCGCTGCAGACAAATTATCTAATTGTTGTTGTGTTGCACCTGATCCATAAGAAAATGTATTAAGGTTACAACTAAATCCTACTCCCCATCCACCAGTATAAGCACATCCTGCACCAGTCCACCCACCTGGAATTGACCATCCGAGATGATAAGATCCTGGGCCACCGCCGTTATACCACCATATTTCTACATCTAAAGTTTTATCTTGGCTAACATTATATATTGGAGAATAGGCGCTCCATGTAGCGCCCTGTTCAACCCAATTGTCTACAGCAAGGTTGCCATCTACATACATTCTAAATCCGTCGTCTGTGTATCCAGCAAAGTATACGTTTGTCCAATCTGATGGTACTGTAATTTTGCCAGTAAATTTAACAATAATGTCTTCGTAGTATCCGCAAACTGGAAGATTCATGGAGTTTGAATTCCAGACACCTGTACATATGACAGAGCCAGGTACCGCTATATGCTGCCCGTTAACATAGCCATCTCTTAATAGATGATAAACAGTATATTGTAACCCTGCTGATCCAGCATTGTTTACAGCATTTTGAGCAGTTTGAAGGTTAGTATTTGCTGTTGCTAAATTTACTGCTGATATATCTAATGCTGATTGAGCATCATTTTTTTCTTGTAGTTTTATAGCCACAGTAACAGTCTGTCCATCTACTGAAGTTTGAGCCAAAAGCTTTTCGTTTAATGCTGTGGCCTCTGCTTCTACTGCTGAATTGTAAACATCTGCAGCATCGTCTCTCGCATCCTTTGCGTCTACTGCATCGTCATATTTAGATTCCGCTATGTCTATTAATGATTGAAATTCTGTTTTATAGTTTAAGTCAGCTACGCTATCATTTAATTCTTGTATTTCTTGAGCGGCTAAACTTAATGGATCATCGCTATAGGCAGGAGTTATAAATAGCCAACCAAAGCCTAAAATGGCGGCTAAAGATAATCTCCATGCTTTAGTCCTAGTCAACTATAACTCCTAAACAAACGTTTTGTTTATTTAGTTAATTATATCATTTAACTATTTAGGATTATCTGTCTTGTAAAAACCAGTGCCTTTAAATTGAACTCCGACTGTTCCGTAAACTTTATTCATTTGATTGCCACATTTTTCACAAAATTCTAAGGTATCTGCCTCTTCAAATGTTTTGCTTACTTCCATACCGAAATCGCATTCTATACATGCATACTCGTATCTAGGCATTAAAAAGAAACCTCTGGCTGCTTTTTAGCGGTAAGGATTATCGCTTTTGTTCCTTCCCATCTAATTCTTCCCTTGCATCCAACATTATACTTAGTGTCACCTTCATATTCAGAAGAAACTGCATAAACATATCCATGTATTTCGAAGTCACTTGCTAAACTTTGATTTCCATTAATAAATACCCTCCATACCAATGGGTCTCCTGCTTCTGCTTTTGTGTTAAACCTTAATATAATATCATCATATGGCTTCATCCATCTATCTTTAACTATAGACCATATGTATCTGATCTTTTTCATAGACCCATCTCTTTTCTTTTTTGAGTAGCCGAAATTGCTTCAATATTATCGTCTAGCTTTACCTGCTCAATTTTATATCCGACATCTCTTCCATAAACTATGTTTGTGATATTAGGCATCTTTACTACCATTGATCCATCCATAAAAGAATCCTTAGCGATATATTCTTTTACTTGATTAAATGTAAGCGGATCTTTTGGACTTGTGTTATATGTATTTCTTACGCCAAGCATAACTTGATCTGTTCTTTTTCCCGCCTCAATATATAAAGCATGATGCCCTTCATGCCATGGCTGATACCTTCCAAGCATCAAAGTAGTTGGTTGAGACCAATCATGTAACCTAAATGTTTTAATTACGGCAGAAGCCTTTTCTTCTGCATTCATTTGGTGATCTATAAACGAAAGATAAGTTCCCTCTGGATCTTCCCATAGTTTGTTGGTGTCTTCAAATCTTCCCTCTGCAATTGTGTCCATCCAAATTAATATGTCTGGCTTTCCAAACGAATCCCTGGTTTGCTTTGTTGGGCAAACAAAGTCTACGATTACGTCATAGCCCTGTCCACTAAGCATTCTGGACATTTCTCCTAGACGACGAGCATGTTCCACTCTGTCCTCTATACTAAATCCTAAATCAGAATTAACTGTTGATCTGACGTAGTCAGCATTTAAATGTATTGCGTTTATTTTTTCCTTTAATGTTTCTGCTAAAGTTGTTTTACCAGATCCAGGAAGTCCAATAATTTGAATAATCAATCTTTTCTCTTTTCTTTTGTGAGCAGTTTTAAGTCATGCTCAGGACTTTGCAATTAATTACTTGATCTTAATTGCTTTTGGCTTTTTTTCTTCTGGGACGATTCTCTCAATATTAATTTTAAGAATTCCATCGACCAGTTCTGCACTTTGCACCTCCATATATTCAGATAATGCAAATGTACGAATAAACTTTCTAGCAGCAATCCCTTTATGTAAATAAGGTTTAGGTGCTACTACAGACTCTTTTAATCCCTGGACTACCAAAGAACCGTTGTCAATATTAACAGACAACTCTTCTTTAGAAAATCCTGCAACAGCTAAAGAAATCTCATAAGAGTCTTCCCCTGTCTTAAGCACATCATACGGCGGATAAGACTGATTTGTTGCTTCACGATATACATTGTTGATACGCTCTAACTCTCTGTTAAAGCCGATAAAAAAAGGATCTTTAAAAAGATCCATGGCAAATTGTGTTACCATTATTCCTCCTTAAGCGAATAAATTAATTAGGTCCCAATTGGCGACCTATATATATTGTATCAAATCCTCTTATTTGATTCAACAGTTGATTGCGAAGAAACCTCTATATAAGTAGAGTTTTCTCTAAAATGTTTTAAATCTGGCGATCCACAATAGGACAAACCGCTACAAATGTTATTTATAAGCATTTGTATAGAATGGTCAATTGATCCCTTATGGTGAACTGACCCAGAAGCTCCCTCTACATGAAGTGCCTTTAAATTATTTATTGCATCTGGGTTTTGATTTAATTGTGTCTCTCTGGATGCGAGTCCTCTAAATATATGATCTCCATTGACTCCCCTATCACATTCATCATGCCCAGCAAAAAATGAACCCATCATGATTCCACTAGCTCCCGCCGCAAAAGCTTTTACTGCATCTCCATTATTTTTTATTCCACCATCAGCCACTATACCATTTATCTTATCCCCTTTAACCTTATCGTATATATCCATTATAGATGAAAGAGTTGGGACTCCAAAACCAGTAACTATTCTAGTTAAACAAGCTGCTCCGCCACCGATTCCAACCCTAACAGAATCAGCCCCAGCATTCATTAACGACTCATAAGCTTCATATGAAGAAATATTTCCACACATTATATGAGTATCTTCTGAAACA